GGAGGCAGTACGTGCCACAAGACAACTTGCAACAGAAAGAGGGGAATGCCCTGATGGCGAAGGCTATGGAGTTAGGAATGCACATCTTCTTGCTGTGGCCCCTAACGCTAGTAGTTCTATCATTTGTGGTAATACTAGTCCTAGTATTGAGCCTTATAGGGCTAATGCTTTCACCCAAAAAACTAAAAGTGGCTCTAGTCTACTTAAAAATGAGTATCTACAACATGCTCTCCAAGAAATTGGAATGGATACAGAAGAAGTTTGGAAAAGTGTAATTACTAATAGTGGCTCAGTACAACAGCTAGAGTTCTTGGATGAATATACAAAAGATGTGTTCAAAACAGCTGTAGAGATAGACCAAAAATGGATTATTGAAATGGCAGGAGATAGACAGCAGCATATTTGCCAAAGTCAGTCTCTTAATGTATTCTTCCCTGCAGATGTATCAAAACAAGAGTTACATGCTATACATATGATGGCATGGAAACAAAAAGTAAAAACTTTATATTATTTGCGTAGTGAAGCAATCAAACGAGCTGAGACTGTATCAGACGAAGCATTAAGACAATATATGTTCGATAGTATCGACGAAGGCGCTTGTTTAGCGTGTGAGGGTTAAGATGAAAATATTAAAATTTAGTGCTGATTGGTGTGGGCCTTGCAAGATGTTACAGAAAACTCTTGATGAAATGGTTCTACCTTATCCAGTAGAGAGTGTAGATATAGATACACAACCAGAATTAGCTGGTGAGTTTGGCATACGAGGAGTACCTACTATGGTACTTCTTACAAGCGAAGGGGTAGAGCAGGGACGTCTAGTAGGCGGTAAAAGCAAGGCCGATATAATGGAGTGGTTATCATGAGTAATTTATTAGAAGAAAGAGAATATTATAAACCTTTTAACTATCCATGGGCGTTTGAACATTATAAGTCTCAGCAGCATATGCACTGGTTACCTGATGAAGTAAACCTTGCAGATGATTTGAAAGATTTTCGTGAGAACCTTAGTGAAGGCAACAAGTCTCTATTAGCGAATATCTTTCGTTTCTTTACGCAAGCAGATGTTGACGTATGTTGTGGATATGCTACACATTACTTGCCAACATTTAAACAGCCCGAAGTACGTATGATGCTATCTGCATTTGCAGCAATGGAAGCAGTACACCAGGAAGCATACTCATTACTACTAGAAACACTTGGTTTCGGTGATGATGAGTATCAGAAGTTTATGGAACACAAAGCTATGATGGATAAGCATGAACATCTTAGCAACTTTGGCATGAGCAGTAAAATGGATATTGCAAAAACAATGGCTATCTACTCAGGCTTTACCGAAGGAGTACAGTTGTTTAGTAGTTTTGCTATTCTGTTGAACTTTCCACGACATAACTTGATGAAAGGTATGGGTCAGATTGTTACTTGGTCTGTACGAGATGAAAGTCTTCACGTTGAAGGCATGAGTCAACTATTCCGTACTTATATTCAAGAGAATCCAGAACTATGGAATGACGATCTAAAGTATGAAATATATTGCGCGGCAGAACGTTCCGTAGAGCTAGAAGATGCTTTTATCGACTTGTGTTTCGCAGGTGCTGATGTACCTGACCTTACGCCAGAAGATGTAAAGCTGTATATTCGATACATCGCAGATCGAAGACTGTTAGGTCTAGGTTTGAAAAAGATTTTTGGCAGTGATAAAAATCCTTTAGATTGGCTAGACTATATGTTAAACGGCGTAGAACACGCTAACTTTTTTGAAAACAGAGCCACTGAGTACTCAAAAGCCAGTACAACCGGAAACTGGCAAGATATATTTAAATAGGTATTATAATGACAGAAAATAGTATGAACTTTAACGGCAAGGATTATCCTGTAGATGAACTAAGCGAAAGAGCAAAGTATTTAGCAGGACAAATACAAGAACTCCAAAAGAAAAGAAAAACTCAACAAATAGAGTTAGATCAAACAGAAGTTTGTCTAGTAGGGTTTAATGAGCTACTTTGCGAGGAGCTTGAGCCAGAAGAAAAATAATAAAGGGGCGAAAGCCCCTTTACTTTATCTAACTTTAGTGTAGTAACCCCCTATTGATTCTATGGCATTTCTATTACCATTTCCATCATCGGTAGTATGATCTTGGCTATCATCTGTAGTTACCCACTTGAGTCTAACATCTACTTGCTTATTAGTTCTCCGACCTAAAGTACCTGCAAGAGAGATTTGGTGATACAACATACTCTGATCAGCGTCACTATCATGATCTTGTTTAAAGAATCGTTTTTGGTCTACAGTTTCCCAGATTTCGGTAGAAGTGGCAGCTTCAAACACTTCTACATAATCATCTATTGCCCAGCTAGATGGAGGATTAGTCTGATTAAAATAAACTATTGTTTCCAAAGATGTTCCTCCATGAAAAGCCTTTCTAACAGTATACGTAGTAGTTGATCCCACCTCTCTTAGCTTATCGCCATTATTTACCTCATATGTGTTGTCAAGTTCGGTAAGAAAGGCTGAATCTATTTCTTCGTTGGCAACAGGGTAACTGTAACCAGATATACCACTGCCATTAACGGGGCTCGCATATCTGTGATCTATTACAATAAAACCTGGACTATCAAAAGTCCCTGTAACTAGATTTATTATTTTTCCAACTCTAACATTTCTTCCTCCTGTGAGAGGGAACCTTTCTTTCATTTCTAAATACAGGTCAGTAACGTCAATTTTTCTGTGCTGTCTTACAGATAGGGTAACATTTGCTGTAGGCGTAGAGCTAACATCGTCAGAATCGAAGCTAGGTTGAGGGAAGTAAGCTATCTTATCATCTGTAGGGTCTACATACCCATCAGCATCACCTGTTTCAACATCAGCATGTCCATATAAGCGCATTACCTCGCTTATATCAGAAGTAAGATCTTTGACGGTTAGACTTGTTATAAATGCACGACCGTCAACGTCTACTGAAAGATACTTATCTTTGTTTCCAATAAAAGCGGTGCCATCCTGCCCAAAGAAGAAACCTTTAGAGCTATCAGTAGGAGTACTAGCACTTGTTAAACCGCCTCCTTTTAAGTCCCCTTTTATAGTAAGACTCGAACCATCCCATCTTAGATGTTTGTTTCCATCTCCTATATCTAATCGCGTTCCGTCACTTGTATTTTGAAAGAAGATCCCTGAATCTGACGCACCATACGACAGTTTTGCAGCAGTAAAAATCTTACCTGTAGAAGAAAGTTTTATACCGCCTTCTACAGTTAATGTATTTGTAAGAGCATCATCTGAACTAATGGTATCCGCTGATAAGGTTCCATCGACAATAAGACTACCATCAATTGTTTCTACAACCAGGCTACTCCAAGAGGTGGCAGCTGTATAGGTGCTAGTAGCTGTTCCAGTATAAATACGAGTTCCAGCCAAATTATTCGAAGGGTCAAAAAGAGTTATTTTATCGTTGGGACGTATAAAGCCGTCTACTGCTGCATCTATTACGGCATTTGCTACTTGGCCCATAGCAAGCGTGGCTGTGCTGGTGCCAAAAGTGTCACCGGTGAAAGAATCAACAGTATTGGTAGCGATGGTGCTGTCACCTTGCTCAAAGGTAAATACACCCGAACCTCTAGTACCATTAGCAGGTATTACAGATAATAGCCCTACACTAGACCAGGCATTGTTAGCGATAGTCGCAGTAGTTCCGGTACTAGAGGCAGTTGCTGTTTTATACCACAAATAAAGATCGTTATCTCCCGCATCTGGGGGACTCGATTCCCAAGTAGTAGTACCAGAGAAAGAAACTGCACCTGAAGAGAAAGTATAAGTAGTATTACCAGGAGGATTATTAGTAGTGTTACTAGATGTAGATGTCCATTCATAAATAAACACAGTTGCCGAATTAAGCCCGTCAGCACCGTTTGGAACATTAACACTTTCATTATCACTAAATGTAATAACTGTATTGTCTCCTGACTGACTACTACCAGTAACGGTTAAAGGAGCTGCATCATCACCTTCTACCTGAACAAACGTCATACCCGCCACATCTGTATCACTAGGATTAGAATATGTTCCTGTAAACTCATGAAAATGAACAAATTTTCCAGAAGTAAGACTAATTTGACTAAATGCTGTTGGACTCTGTACCTCCGCGAATAAAGGTACAATGTTATTAGAGGTACGAGGAACAAAATCTAAATCATTCGCAATAACTGTATTACTAGGAGTAGAATAAGTTCCCGTAAACTCATAAAAATTAACAAAATCTCCGCTAGTAGTATTAATATCACTTTGAGTCTGAGGGTCTGCAATATTTGAATATAAAGCTTTTACACCTATTGTAGTGCCATCAGTACCGTTTGGAACACTAACATTTGAACCTGCACTGAATGTAATAACTGTATTGTTTCCTACAACACTGCTGCCAGTAACAGTTAGCGGGGTTGCATCTTCCCCCACATATTCTATATAAGTTAAATCTGAGGGCACAGTTGTTGGTGCACTACCAGTCCACTCATAAAAATTAATATATGTATGGTTAGCTGTTAAGTCGTCGCTATCGCCGATTATTTCATCATCCCCAGTCGCGCTAGTAGAGTAGATAGGAGTAACACCTGCAGCGTCTTCTGCAACACCTACGGTTGGAGTGAAAGTTAAGGCTTGTACCTGTAAATTTGTCAGAGTTGAGAAAGAGTCAGTATACTCGTAGAAATTAACATAATCTCCGTCAGTTAAACTAACTGCAGCCCAAGTTTGAGGGTCTGAAGAGTCTGCATATAATACTTTTACACCTTTAGTATCACCATCGCTAGGATTGGCAATACTAACATTTGGGCCTGCACTAAATGTAATAACTGTATTGTCTCCTACAACACTGCTGCCCGTAACCTCTAAAGCGTCTGCCTCTGCTTGTACAAATACTAAAGCATCTACTTGACTATCTGTTAAGTTTGTAAAACTATCTTCCGTATACTCGAAAAAATGAACATACTTTTGCGGAGTAAAGCTAATTTGGCTCCACTGTGTTGGTTCCTCGACTGTTGAATATAGTGCTTTATATCCTGAACCTCCTACTCTGAAAAAGTTTAAGTCAGCAAGAGTGGATGGAGTCAAGTAACTTGGTTGAGTACCAGAATACTCATAAAAATTAACGTATTTTCCGCCGTCTAGACTAATATCAGTTAGGTAGTTACTAGGGCTATCGCTTTCTGCATATAAAGTCAATATACCTTTTTGCTCTCCCTCTCTAAGACGACCAATAGTAAACTCATCGACTAAGAAAACATCTGTGATATCATCAAGATCACTACCCGTAGGTACGTGTTTGACTTCTACTTTTACCACATCTCCCGCTCTACCGTTACCTCCGGTAAAGGTGCTTGACATTCCAAAGTATTGTTCATTTGCATCACTATCTAAAGTGCCCGCAACCCAACCATTAGCTCCCGGACCTGCAGCAGTACCATTAAAATACCAACGATAAGCTAAACTCCCTGTGGCTGGAGGACTAGAAACAACTGCAGTAAAACCTTGGTTGCCAGGATCTGGACTAGACCCGTTTTTATTATAGTTTACTACCGCTTTTCCGCCTGTTATTCTTACATTACTACCTTTATCACCTTGTATACCTTCTGAAAGGCCTGTAATAGTTTGTTCCGCAGATGTACTTCCGCGATTACCTTCCAGATCCATATACGATAGGGTATAAGTTACTTTACTATCCTGCCAGTCTTGAGTATAAGGTGATTGAAGATGTAAATCATCTATAATAAGTTCATCTGTACCATAGGAAGATCCGCTATTAGAAACATAATTTAGTATACCGTTAGGTGTGGGTTGTGAGCTGGCGAGGAACCTAAATGTACCAGGAGTCATATCATTATAAGTGTCTTCAATAGTAAACTTAGTTGCTCCTTGATACATTCTAATCTTAGTTCCGGAAGAGACCAACCCTACGGAATTATCATAATCTTTAACTTTACCTTCTCGAGTTGTTTCGATTGCATGAGTCGCATTAGTTAATTCTACCGTTATGCTGTCTTTACCTTCTTCAAGTATACCAATATCAAACTCATCCGACTTCAAATCAGGACTACCACTATAATACTTAAATCTTGCAACGTCTCTAACACTGCTTATAGTAAGCTGAGCAATATCTGCTAAATGATCCTCCATGTTTTCTTTAGTAAAAGTTAGATATTTATTGCCCCCGGTTGATACTGTAAAGTTATCGCTATCTACCTGAAGAATATCGTTAGTCACTCCTACGGACGTCCAAGATTCATTAGTTCTTTGGATATTAAACGTTCTTGCGCTAAGCTGCACCGAGTCGGGACTTAGCGTACCATCTTTATGCCTAGTAAAGTAGGAGGTGTTGCTTGAAATAAGTGCAAGTTTTGCTGTTCCTCCATCTTGTCCGTTTTTCGCTTTAGAGAAAGTTTGTTCAAGAGGAATCTCTATATACTCAGCGTTAGTAATATATGCGTGAACTACGAATGCTAAACTTGCCTGATCTTCATTACTAGCAAAGTTATCAGCCTCTCTACTTCGTGCTACAGTAACGTCATTAATGGTTTCGGTAGTAAAATTGGTGGCAAATTGTTCGATATTAGTTTCAGTTACTGAGTCTATATAGTATTTATTAGTTTTGTCTGTTTCGTTATTACGCGCATTACTATTGCCACCGTAAGATAGAGGTGTAGTACCTCTAAAAATAAGAATACTAGTTTCAGATCCATCATAATCCTCAACGTCATAGTTCTGGCTATTGACATATTCAGAAGTAAAAGTATGAGTAGGGTTAGTAAGTACTCCAAATACTGAATCTTCTCCAGATAAACCATCTCGTACTCCTATAAAATGTACTTCATCTCTGGCATCAGGTGAAGCAAAAACGGCTGAATTATACGACTGCACATCATCACTTATAAAACTCCACCTAACTTTTTGAGGCATATCTGCTATATCCGCAGGAGGAGTATAAGTCATTGTTTCAGCATAATTACTAGTAAAGCTAGTGTTCACATACCAACCGTCGGTACTAGAAGTCAAACCAGTAGATGTAGCGACAACGTCATCGTCTGCGTCGAAAACTTGCCATTTCCACCAACCAAGCTGATAAGAACTAGCATGATTATCTCTAATAGCTGCTTTTACTGTAACAGTTGGTGTGCCTATTTTATTCCCTTCTTTGTCATAGTTAAACGCGTACTCAGTCGTAGTAGTATCGATTACGTAAATCTCAACAGCATCCTCAGGCTGCTTCACTCTATTTAGATTTTGTCGAATTTTTAGGGTTTGTACATTTTCTGCAGATATTGTAAATTCTCTATAACCGCGATTTTCATTGTTTGGCCACCCTGTAATATCTCCTACTACCCATTTTGTATCGTCGAACTCATCCGCGTCATTGTGCCCGAAAGCACTGCCTATCGTTCCATCTATGTCTGAGTCGCTGTAGCTTACAGAAGTAACATTAAATCTGCTGTCTGCATTATCAGCAAATGATCCACCATCTACTGCCCCATCAGTAGACTTATAACGTATAAGTTTAGTTGTTCCTTTGTAGACTTGAATATCTGTGCCCGTTTCTGTAAAGTCAGAAACTACACCATTTGAGTTACTAATTAAAGTTGCTGTAGGATTATCCAGTACAACTGTATAAGCGTCGTGACCTTCTTTAGCCCCATAAACTACTAAGCTATCAGTGGCAAGTACGGGATCGTCATTACTGTTAGGATCATAGTCATGTATATCTACTCTAACTTGTAGCGGCATATCACTATAAGAGAGTGCGAGATCGTCAATACCAATAGTAATTTGAGGTATATTATCACTGTTTTGATCTCCTGATTGATAACTAACGCCATCCCCATAGGTGCTACCGGCATAATAAGTCCCATTTATATAAAGTTTTACTTTATACTTCCCACTTCTTCTAATTATATTGCCGTTAATGTAAAGAGTAACATCAGCATCGGAGTCGTTATCCTCATGAACAGTTCCATCTTCATTTAGTAGCACCCCTGTATTGCTGTAAGGGAAAACATATTTATTTGCCGTAATTACCAGTTGCTCAGGTATGATTCCGTCAGGTCCTGTTTCTCCTCGTTTAGTTTTGGTAAAACTTTGAACAAGATCAAAACTAGTAAAAGACTCGCCTCTCTGATTTTTTCCAGAAATAGTGTAAACTACCGTCCAATTATCAAGAGTATCAGCGATATTGGCATCGCCAAATTGTTCTTTTAAGCGAGGTAAGTTACCTATTGTGGCAAAAGTACCTGAGTCCGTTATATCGCCCACAGTATCAATATCGCTAGAGGTTGCAGAAATAGCAAACTCTCCAGCAGCAGGAGTACCCGTAGTGAAAGCAAGCTCTGTAGCGCCTTCAAATACTTTAATTGTTGTGCCACTACCTGCTAACGCTGAAGTGGTAACTACGCCATCTATACCTGTTGGAACAATATGAGTTTCATTTGATAGTATACCCGTAACAGCTCGAGAACCTTCGTCTAGTTGCTTTAAGGTGACGCTATCACTTACTGAATTATCTGCACTGGCAGTTGTATACGTAACTACCATTCCGTCTGTAAAATCATCTCTGCTTACAGTACAAGAAGCTGCAGTATGAGTATTTGTAGTACTTGTTAAAGTGTGACCAGATGAAACACTCCATGCACCATCAGCTGTAGTGTTCATATTATTAGCTGTAATTGTAATAGTCTCTGGAGTTAGTGTACCATCTTCGGCTTTTACAAAAAAGTTTGAGTCCGCAACAACAATAGTACTCTTACCAACATCTCCTGTGTCTCCTTTTTTGGATTTTGTAAATGTTTGCCATCCTTGTAATGTTTCAGAACCTTCAACATCTAAGTTGTATACAATAGCAGCAATATCTTCATCATCATCAAAGGCACTATGATTACTTGTATATAGATGTGTGGGCGATACTTCTCTAGTCTCAGAAACAGTAATATTTGTAGCAGTTATAGAAGATATATTAAACTCTCCTGCTCCTGGTGTAGCACTTTCCGCCACACTGTTTAGCTCTGTTGTACCTTTAAATACTTGTATATTAGTTGCTGATGCATTATAGGTAGTAACTACTCCTGCCGTGCTGGCAGGGAATACATGAGAAGGATTAGTAACAATTACGCTATAAGGGCTAGTTCCGTCAACCGAATCTTGTAATCCAAAAGTTTGTACGGTGTCTGTAGCTACTATTGCTCCGTCTGCTGCTCCTTCCCGTATTTCTACTTTGATTGTTTGTGGCATATTTGCAAAAGATGTGGGAGGTGTATAAGTAAACTCATCCGCATCCGTGCCACTAGCAGGGCCACTTCCTTGCGCGGTACCATCTATGAAAAACTCATAAAAAACTGTACCTGAAGTATTTCTGGGCGTAGCAGTGACTACTGCTGTTTGGTTGGCATCAGCATCTCCATCCGAGTCATAAGTAAAGGCTAGTTTTTCAGAGTTAATTTCAACAGTTCTAGCATTAGTACCGTCGGTACCATGATCTATATCCACTGTTGAATTATCACTAAAAGTAATCGTTGTAGTTGTAACACCTGTAGAACTATCAGTGCTGTCAGATGTACCTGTTATTGTTAGCTCTGCGGCGTCAGTGCCATCCTTAACTTTAGTTATAGTTTGATCTAAAGTAAACGTTGTAAACGACTCTCCATTACTTGACTTGCCTGAAATAGTATAAGTAATTACAAAACTATCAGTATTACTATCTACAGAGCTGTGATCCCCTATGGTACAGAAACTTCCTGAGTCTGTTACACCTCCTTCTGTAATTCCTGTTACATCTGAAACTGCTACGTTAAATTTTCCATCTGTAGGACTACTCGTAGTGAATGAAAGTTCAGTAGCACCTTCAAATACTCTAATCGTTGTTCCACTGCCAGTAGTTGAACTTACTACCCCATCGGAGTCTGCATGCAGTGTGTGCGCCGGGTTTGATAAAATTCCCTGAATTGCGTCAGAGCCTGCCTCTAGTTCTTTTAACGTTACGGAATCACTCAGACTCCCATCAGCACTTGCTGCTGTATACGTAATAACCATACCATCTACAAAGTCGTCTGAGTCTATTTCACAAACTGCGGCTGTATGAGTATCTGTCTGCTCACTAATTGTACCCGCTGAAGTAGTCCATGTACCATCTGCAGTTAGATTTTGATTATTAGCTGTTACATTAATAGATCCAGGAGTTAAATTACCATTTTTACCCTTAACAAAGAAATAAGCATCGGGGCTTACTATTACTGTTTTTGCATCACTACCGTGTGAGCCATGTACTGCAAGAGTAACAGCAGAACTCCACTCACCAGCAGCTATGCTGTCTGAATTTCCTGTACCTGACGCACTGGCTGCACAAATATATAAATCATCAGTGCCTGAAGTGTCTGCAATATCTTTTTGCCATCCATTTGCCAAGGAGGCAGTACTAATTTGACCTGTATTAAGATTTACATCTACGGCTCCTGGGTTGGTTGTTAAAGTAGTACTTGATCTCTGATACGCATATACTAACGCTGTTTTAACACCTGCGGCTCCATCTAAAGTTTTAGATAAAGAATACTTAATACTAGCTATAGTATCCCCGGTATTATTATCTATGACTGGGATAACAAAGGAAGTTCTTGTAACACTTGTACCAGTTCTGAAGGTGCCGGCGCTTGAGCTTATGGTAATATCCCCTTCGTTTCCTGATGTTTGAAGTACATTTACTGTAATATGGTCCGAATTTTCGTAGGCAATAGTGCCATATTTATATGTATTAGCAGTCGGAGAGACACTTGTATCAAATCCAAAAGTTGTATCCCCTTTTACAACATTAATACCAGCCTGGAAACTAGCAAAATCAGTAATATCTCCGTCAGAGTCTGTTCTGAAGACATGAGTAGAGTTTTGTGCAGTAATAGTAAACCCGTCGGTACCTACAACGCCTTCATCAATAATTCTACTTGCTGTAATTGTGATACTGTCTTCGGCTGTATATGTATCGCTACCTACCGTATCTGTTACTTGAACAGTTATTACTTGAGGCATATCGGAAAAATTTGTTGGAGGGGTATAATCGTAGTTGGCTTCATCTTCGCCACTTATAACATTACCACCTAATTTCCAGACAAACGATTCTGTACCACTAATATTTGTACGAGTAGTTGTAAGAGTGGTAGTGCTATCATATCCAGATTCAATACCAGTGCCGTCAGTTTGATAAACAAAACTTCCAGTTGTACCAGGATTAAGTTTTATCGCTCTTAACGGGTTTGAAGTAGAGCCAGTACCTGCAATACCCTCCCCATTTGTATGATTAGTGTCGGTAGTGTTCGGAAAATATTCTGAAGGAATATTGATCAATTCTGTACTGGCACCGTTGAGTCTAGGAGTTTTTACTTGATAGCGTATCCAGTAGTATCTAGTAGTGTTTCCTACTCCGACGCCTCCTCCGACTGATAATATATCATGATAAGTGTCAGAGCTTGAAGTACCTATTAAAGTAGTGTTTACATTTTCAAAATTATTTACAGTATTACTATAAATCTCTACTAGGTGACTAGCACTAGAAAATTGAGAGCTATTAGTCCACGATAGAATAATTTCTCCTTGTTGAACTTGTGTAGCAGATAGTGCTGTAGGTCTATTGGGTATAGATCTTGGTGCAGAACCTTGTCCTGCTTCTACTGAGGCTGAAATGCCTTTAAACCCTTGAACTGACTCTACCAAATAGGCGGAATCATTATGTTCTCTTGCTACAACGTCTACAGTTCCATCTTTTGTAAAATTTAAGTTTTCAATTCTAAACTCTTTATTGTCAAAACCAAATCTAGGGTAGGTTAGTTCTATAATAGATCCTGAAAGAAGCATCAAACCTCTAGGAGCCATTTTAAACTTAATGGTTACCCCAAACCGAGATTCGTCTAAGTATTGTTTTATATTCAGACGAGCATTATAGTAGTTAGTAATTCCACTTAATTTAAAATTACCAGATTTTTTAATGCCATTATCTTGTTTTAAATAGTCGGAATTAAAAAATGAAATACTACGAGATTCAAATTTAGCAGCAGGATCTACAATATTTGCTGAAATCGAATTTATGCTTCCTTTTATACCGCTATCATCTAGGCTTATTGTACCAATAATATCATCTTCTGATATTCTTCCTGCACTTGTAACTCCAGGATTAGTTCCTTTTATATCTAATTGATATTTACCTGCTGAGTATCTAAGAATACCATTAAACTGTTGAAGCATATTATTAATGTTAGAAAACACAGAATTGGTTGTATAAACTATTTGATTTAACTGGTGTCGAGTAACATTTCTTTGGCTAGGAAAGTCCCATCCTAAATATTTCCAATATTTTACATCATCAGAGTCATATAGGCTGTATCCTGAATCAGAAAAACTCTGAGAACTATTGGAGTACTTTTTAACAATAGGGTTACCGTTAAAATCACCTGTGGTATAGTCTAAGACTAAGTTAGAAGGTCCCGAGTCTGTGCTATCTTCTTTATATATTTTTACCTCAGTAGTTGATAAAGGATTAGTAGCTGTTGCAATACCGGCAGTTCCAGTATGCTTGTACAAAGTACCGTTACTCCAGTAATACTCATCGTCTTGGAATACTCTACCTCTGCCTGATTTATATGCAATTTTACGATAACACTCTTCAAAAGTTAGTTGCAATTTTTGGGGCGCACTTTCGATTGATTTAAGTTTACCTCTCCACAAGGTTACATCATTGGGTTTATACGTATAAACGGTTCCTATATCATCATCGTCAATATCAGTAGTATTAGAAACAATAAGTGTTTGCGTTGATCTTGTATCACAAACGCCTGCAGCAGCTTTCCAGTAATCTAAATCTATTTCTTTTTCTAACGATAAGCCTTTACCGTATCTGGTATTAGTCATATAGTCTAGTAATTGCATTGCAGGGTTTATAGTAACTCTCTTATCTCCCTTAAATCCAATCTTATAAGTGCAAGCATCGCTAGGTATAGAGTCATAATCCCAGGGAGAATCTACAAAAACAATATTACTGCTTGAAATAAAGGCAATGGCAGTTCGTTCCTGCACTCTAGGTACATCGTTTATAACTTCTGTTACTATAACTTTACTTCCGACGATTTCATCTGAGGTTAAACCAGATTCTATCTGTATAGCATTTTTAAGAACGACTTCATCGAGGTCGGGTCTTGATGTTGTTGTATAGCTAGTTATATTATCAATAACTACACTACCACCGACCAAAGAAGTATCGGTGTCTGCGTAGCTAGATGCCAGTATACTGGGTATATCATCGCTTACAAAACCTATAATTGCACTATCATGTACCAGTGCAGTTTCAAGATCTGAGTCAGTAGCAGCATCAAGATTAATTTTTAAACCCGCAGTAGTTCCTGACGCTATCATCCCACTGGTTATAGTGGCGCTAAGTGTTGCTTGAATATCTCCGGAAGCTGCTGTGTCATCCCAGGTTGAAAAATAATACTTGTGAGAAGTAGTACTAACTGATTTCATATAAAAACGAGTAGTTGTACCTAAGTCGGGAGTTGTTGAGAATATGAATCTAGTAGATAAGTTGGTCTCAAACGCAGAGACATTGCCAAAACTTCTTGGTTTAAGACTAAACTTATCTATAATTTTAACAGTAGTACCTATCTGATCATTATTAGAAGTTTTATGTAGTGTTACTTCGTCCCCTACGTCAAAATTGTCAGCACTAATAGAGCTAACAGTATCATCTTTTGTATAAGTCCCGTCATAATTATAACACTCTGGGTCTCTTCCTCTTACAACATATTTTATATTTGGAATATCGGTCTGTCCTGAGGCTATATGATACTCACCGGTCACATAAGCAGTGTCTAATAGTCTATGCGAAGTACTCCAGTACGGAATTTTATCATTGTCATAAAAGTCACTTTGAATTTTAAATTTATTAGTATTAGACTTCCATGTTAAAAGATTATCAGACTTTTGATTTGCTTCCCCTGCGTGAAAAGTAATATTACCACGAATAGGGCTAAGAAATGTATGCGACTTCTCATGATTTATTCCTATACCAGTATCTGACCCTGTGTCAGCAGTATTAAAACTAACTTGTTGCCACTTAGATAGTGTCACTGACGGAAAGAAAACCCCAACGAGCCTTGTAACAAATCTATCAACATCGTCGTCATAGTACGCCCCAGTTGCAGCCTGATAATCATCGAGTACACCGCCTGAGTCAGCCCTACCAAAACAGGGGATATCTACTGCACTAGCAACATATTGAGATCCCGAAGAGTTTCGTATACTATAATCAGCCTCATCTATACATATTAAAGAAGTGCCGTCTAGGTCCAGGTCCATAATAGATGAAATAGGTCCTTCACATATAGCATCTGCTTTATATACAATACCTGAGTCATCAGCATCCACATCTATAAATATAGGAAAAGAATCTACCTTTCTAACCCCATATACTACTGGTAACATTTTTGCTTGAGGATTAAAAGCTAAATTTAACTCTCTAGTTACTTCTTCTTGATACTCAACAGTTCTTGTTCCTGTAGCCCAATCGGGCCCGGTTCTATCTTCTTCTCTATATCTTGTTTCGAACTCGTTGTATGTAGCTGCTAAATTAACTGCTGCAGTAGAATGAAGAAATCCGTAGTCATTTGCGTATTCAGATCTTACAAGACTATCTATGTCCGGAGTGCCGTCTAGCCCTAAAGCTCTGTGTTCTGAATCTTCTGTAATTCTTCCTGTTACTTTTAAAAAGTCGCCCCAATGACTAGAAAGACCCCAAGTAATTGTTGATTTTTCTAAGCCTTCTGATATGGATGCTTTTGATGTTATACCTTTAAAATATAAGAAAGGCTCTCCTATTATTTCCCTGCTTTCTGGATTAATATGAGCTCTATAAATTATAACTTCTCTATTTATATAATTAGTATAGGAATTTGAGTTTGCAACAAGTGTTACTACCTCTTCAGAAGACTGCGAAATAGTGTAAGTAGCGGAAGTTGCTTGAGCAGCAGCCTGCTCAGTTATACTACTAATAGCAGTATACTTAAAAACTGTACCTCCATTTGTAAACCTATCTATTATAACATATTTTCCGTCATTAGTACCTGTAACGGTTTCCAAATATATTTTGTCACCCTCTTGAAAACCTGCTTCAGGAAGGTTGCCGTCGGTAGTACAGGTCCCGCTAACAAACGAACATGAAACATTTAATGAAGTTCCAAGACTGGCCGCATCTAGTGTAAGATTAAGGTTAGAGGCTTTTGCTCTAATATTTTCGTTTACCGTACCTAAATTTATAACTTTATTAGCTCTATAAGTTTGAGCCGGATTAGGTGTAGAGCTACCTACAGGAATACTACCATCTTGATAAGAAATATCATATTGCGCGTCTGTCATGTACGCGTAGTCTAAAGAAGATCCTTTAATAGTTCCTGATGGTTGATTAACATTTCGTGGGCGTTCAAACTTTATTAAATGTACTACGGAATAAGGATCATAGTTTAAAAGTGAAGTTTTTAATGTATTGTGTATATTTCTTATAGCCATTATGGTTGGGCCTCTTCAAGCTGTAGCGAAAAGCTGTATAAATTTTCTGTGTTTAAGTTGTATTCTTGTATGTCTTTACTCATTACAACCCTAAACTTAGGGTTGGTAAAATCAATTTGTGCACTTGAACTTACAGATCGTTGTAATGCCGGTATAAACTGTATTCTTTGCTGAGTACTAGTAGGTTGTGGACTGGTTTGTGCATCGTAAGTAGAGTTTGTTTCTACTCTTGTAACTTGATATACTTTGGTGTGATTAGAGTCATGATTATCATCTGAAATAGTAAAAATATCTCCAGGTTTTGCAGTACCATTAGAACTCGAAGAGTACCCAGTAGCCCCTATCATAAGACTTGTAGCACCTGCTGCTATAGTTGATGCGCCTGCGACTGAGAATGTATTGCTTGCTACAAAAGTTTTGAAATTAGAATCTCTGGGCTCTTTATATTGGGGTAACTGTACAAAGAAAGGTGTTAGTGATCCTCTTTTTTGTAATAAGAATGAATATATGGGCTCAAACTCGTCTCTAGTCATAGGATTATAAGATATTCCTATGTTCCACTTGTGTCCAGAGATTTCTCTACTTATAAGCCTTCCTGAGTTTGTACGCGTATTTTGCATTTTATGCTCAGAACTTAATTTAACCGCAGTAAATCCGGGCCCCATAGTAGTGCCTGCCTGACCACCATCTCCTATACCTTGGGATGGATTCGGTAAAAAATTTAGATAACTAGTAAAACTTGGCATTAGTATGAACCCTCCTGTACTCCTTCTAAGAACACTTCTCCATGTTCGTTTGCTGCTTCTCTGATCATTCCTATAATATTTCCTCGTTGACGCATTAGTAAATCTTCTACGCCTGCGGCATCTACCGCATTAATAGAGAAATTAACATTTGTATTTGCCATTTGTTCTGTTTTTCCTGCAGGGATTATCTCTCCCGGAGTTTGTGGCATAAATAACTCAGGTCCTTGCTCACCTACTACATAACCTCCCGCCTGTCTATGCTTGTAACCAGTAAATGCAGGTTTAAAGTTATTCATTCCTCCGGTACCTTCTGCACCTCTGGCATAGGCTAATTCTCCTGAAGCACTATTGCTTTTTGCTAAATCTACAGTATTATTTCTTTTTCCTACCTCTACAGACCCTGCTGAAGGAGAGCCGCCGCCTCCATTGTATTGCTGGGCTCTGATCATTTGTATTTGCTTCATACCCATAGCGGCAATCATTGTTCCCATAACGGCCCCAACAATTGGACCCATCTGGAATGCTGCCATAATACCTTGTGCGGTTGACATTATGGTTTGGGCGATTTTCATCTTCTTTTCCATCTCAAACGCTTTTCGTTTTTCTTTTTCTTTCTTTGCTTCGAGTGCTTGTATTTTCTTTATACTGGCTGCTGATTTTCCATCTCGAGATCTTTCTCGTGCAATTTCATTCTCTATACCTTTAATTTTTTGATCACTTGCTGCCTTTGTTACTTGTGATAACATATTTACAACCGCCGTCGTTGCACCAATGCCGGCCTGTATCTTGTCGGTCATGGTAGCAGAGTCCGCATCCATAGCAGCAAATGCAGTAGAAAACGCTGATTGTACATTAAAAGCTCCTTCGATAGCTGAACTCATTAAAGCACCTTCAGGGCCTAGTGCTTTCATATCTTCTGCTACACCTCTAAGAGTACCTTCCGCCGCTTCAGCTTTTGCCGCCTTCACTTCATCATCTTTTAATGGATCTGCAGCTGCAACAATACCCATACCTGCAATCGCTGCTGATGCTCCTGCCCCCATTCCTGAGTCTTTTGCATCGCCTGCTAATAAATTAAATTTTTCTTTAATGGCTTTTATCTCTTCCGCTCTGGCAGCGTTAAGTTTGATCTGTACTTCCGCTTGTTTTTCAGTCTGGTCAACAGTGACTTCATGTAGTTCTTTGCTTAATATACTTGTCTTTTCTTTAGCTATTCTTACTCGTTCGACAGCATTTTCTACTTCATTTATTCCTAGTGCTTCCATTTGAGCAAGATTTGCCGCATCTAAAGCATTCTTTTTCGATCTCGTATTAATATCTTCTAACGCTGCTGATACGCTGTCTATATTTCTTTTACTATCGGGGCCTATACCATATGCTGCTTCTAGATCCTTTTTTTGTTGTTCATTCGGGGCATTCTCACCTTGAGCATTAAGTTTGTTAATTGCCTCAGTAACATTATCAATTTGTTTAGAATATGCACCCCATGTTTTAGTAGGGTCTCCAACTAATTCTCTAGCCTTTTTAATGGTTTCGCCAAAACTAGTAAAAGCATTAAGTGCAGAGTTTGCACTGTTTGAAGAAGATTTAATTGACTTTGATAAAGTTACAAAAGCTTCTTCAGTCATATCTCCCATTAAAAATTTATTAAAAGCCGCGTCTACATCAGAAATAGCAGTATCTAGTAAGGCTGTTGTTCCTCCAATTCTCTTTTTTATAACATCTATTCTTTTCAGGCTTTCTTCAGATTTTCCATCTAATTTTATTTCAGCATCCAACTCCGAAGTAAGACTTGATCTCATGTTTTCGAAAGTTGTTAGCACGCTAGACGTAACACTAACAGCATCTTGTCTTAATCTTTCTAAAACGTCTGTATCAAATGTACCTGCTGCGTCTTTCTTGCCCTCTGCTGCACTTACTGCTAGCTTTTTCGCCGTTACACCCTTTGGATTAGGAGAACCTTTTGCTAAACTTGCATTAGCAGATGCGAGTACTTTACTTGCGTCTGCCATTTTAATCAGTCTATCTGCATTTGCAGAGGAAAAAGCATTATCAAGAGCAGTGGCAGCTTCAGTAAGTACACCTGCTAAAGGTTTTAATGTAGTTAACCACGCATCTGTTGCCTTCGAAGCGTGAGGAATTGTTTTAGCGTACTGAGCAGCTACTTTATCAAACTCTTTAATACGTTTTTCATTATCTTTAATAGCTTTTCCTAACTTAGAGTTATCTTTTATAAATTTATTATATAAAGGAGAAAATAATGAAACAGCCATCATAACTCCGGCTATGTAAGGCATGATTGTTAAGAAAGCTGCTCCCAAGAATCTAACACTCATTGCCAAAGTTGTAGCAACTGTTCTAGCATATACTCCTGCCGTTGCAAATCCTGTAGTAGTAGCGGTAGCGGTTGTATGCGCTTTCGCAAGCTCTCTAAATGCTTGGACTTGTACTTTTGCGGCGGCAGTCAAGCCATGGGTCTGCATAGTTGCTAATGCTTTACTATGGGTTCCTTTTGCTTCTGCAATTGCTTGTAAGTGGATCTCTTTTGTAAGTTGGTTTCTTACCTTTTTAGCTATTTTTAGTTTAACAGTATCTTTAGAGGTCATATTGATAGTCATATTTAGACTTTTCATCATTTTATCTAAAGATTTTTTCTCTCTGTCGACTCCGTCTGCTACTTTATTAAAAGCTTTACCCAGCTTTTCATGTGCAGATACCCCTTTTAACGACTGCCCTACCATATCTTTGGTAGCTTTAGAGGCTTCTGCAGATTTTTTCGCCATTCCTTCCAGGCCTCCCATAATTTGACCTGTTAAAGAAGCACCGAAAGCAGCAGCCAAAGCTCCAACAGCGATAGGAGTTTCTGCGAAAAATCTTAACACAGGGCCAAAGAAGGAGTTAATTCCATTTACAAAGGTTTTAGTTAAATCACTAAAAGTTGCGGATAACTGGGAATAGGCACTTGGATCAAGACTTTCTGATAGTGCGGCAAATTTTGCTGTACCATCTGCAATAATTGCATTTGTAAATGCCATTCTACGCTCAAACTGAGTAAGTTCAGTATGGCTTTTGCTCATAGCGTCTGCGTAATCTCTTACAGCATCATCAAGTCGAACCATAATACCTAATTCATCAAGAATCTCAGGCTCTAGCTTCGCAGCACCTCTGGTAAGACGATCCATAGCATCTCCAAGATCTCTACCTAGAGCCATAGCAGCACCTTTTGCTACCTTAGCTAAGCCTTCCATTTGCTCCTGTGAAAAACCGGCAGAAACACCTACAGCAGTAGTACGCATTGCTTGTTCAGCAGAAATAGCATTATCAGTAATTTCTTGAAGTTTTCTTGCTACTAAAGTAAGATTTCTACCTGCGGCTCTACCTGTAAATTCTAGGCCTTCTTGTAGTTTGGCGATTGCATCATTTCTAGAAAGCACGCCAAAAGCCGCAGTTAACGCAAAAACGTTCGCGGCTAATGTTGCATATGCTGGTACAAGACCGCCAGTGATGCCGGTGGTCATTTTTGAGAAGTTTTTCGTTGAGTTAGAAGATATTCCTGCTACACCTTTCTGCTTCTTACTATATTTATCAGCAGATTTGGTAGCTTTATCCGTGCCTTTAGCAGCTTTTTCGGCATCTTTACCGATAGCTTTAAGACTGCCATCTTCCATGACTTTATACGTAACTTGTATTTTATCTGCCACTACTATTTTCTCTTTAGCTTCTCTCGCTCTCTTTTAAGCATTTCGCGAGAGTGTTCTACCGCGCTTGAGTCTAGCGTATCTAGAATCTCTAAAAATAATTCTTTATTATCTATACCCAGTGTTTCTATATAAATAGGTAAGTTTGTATAATCTTTTCCTAAGTATCCAATATCTGGTAATATTCTATCGTTTAACATAGAATAAACATTTAAAGCATGAATTACTATCTCAGGAAAGTCGTTATAGTCAGGAGGCATTTCCTCCATGTCTGGCTTTTTACCAAGTTGTTCGCACATATTAAGATAACGATCTTTTGTCATCCCTGAAGAGCTATTCTTCAGTAATTTTTCCAGTCGCTCTAGGAGCTGGCTTTTTTGATCCAGTACGAAAATTCTCTAGATCAAAGACTACCTCGTTGAGCCAAGTATCAAATTCAGTTGATGAATTAACTAAAGTTTCAGCGTTTTCTTCGCTGTAGTCTAACTCTTTATTCGGGTCTTCGCTGCCCATATCTATAAGTAGTAACGTTTCTAGATAAGAGAGTTTTAAACCTTTCCAGTTTTTAATAACTGCTCTTGTAAAATTTTCTACAAACTTTTCTTCGTTTAGTTCTTCTATAAGCTGTCTGGTCTTTCTATCGAATTTTTGCTCGGTGCACTTTTTTCGTATAGATGTTAGTTCTTTTTTTGAAAGATTCGCAACTTCTACCGAGAACCCCTCAAGACCTGAAAAGTCAATCCATACTGCTTTTGAATCAACCATTAATTTTTTTAGTTCCATTTCTATTCCTTATGTTGTTTGAAGTATGATATATGATTGGGAGTCTGAGCTAGAGTCTGTTAAATCTATAGGACTATCAGCCATTCTCCAATCATAACTTTGAGTAAATACACTTCCCGGATTTACACGATTAGTATATGTACAGTTTACTAAGTTCATTTTTATATTTAAGTAAGGCGATGCTCCTGCCCTTATAAAAAGTGTTTTATTTGTAGCATAGTTTTGCATATATGCCTCCCCAATATCTGCGTCAGTAATTTGTGTACCGGCATCCGTATTGGGTTTTATATACGCCTCTATAGATCCTGATATAGTTCTCTTTTTCAAGGTATATTTTGAAGGGCGTTGTATGCTTAATATATCTCCTTCTGTACTTGTACCTATAGAATCGTGAAGCGTTGTATAGGGATTCCATTCAATGTCGTTTTGAATCTCTACGGATAAAGAAGTGACACAAGGTATATCCTCATCAGGATCAGGAAGTCGTACCTTGACGTAGGCGGGCAATTGATTTTCTGCACGGTTTCTAGTTATGGTTCCAAAGGTAATAGCATTCTGCTGATACGCTGTAGAAACAAGAGTCCGAAGCTCAGTACCTTGCCCTGAAATTGTCAACTTGAGATTCTCTAATTTATCAATTATGAATGTCCCATTTGTTGCAACACAACTTTGCATGGCTATAATATGCTGATAATCGTCCTCATTTTCTCCAGCTGCAACAACTATCTGAAATTGGTTTGCTACTGGATCTAGTAAATGCTCGATAAGCTTTTGTACTCCGGTATTTTCTTCTGTTCCTAAATTTATTGTAAACTCAAAATTTGCCGGATTAGCTTTTGTTATATTAGAGACTTCGCTTAACTTATGTTGATCATGTAAAGTTTTTTGAGTATATGTCGAGTCAGTATATGTTTGACTATACTTAAAATCCGTTACGTCCATATTATAATAACTACTCTCTCCGGCAGGAATTGATACCGAAAGAGATGCTGTTCTTTTTAAAATATAAGGCATACTTTTCTCTAATAAAACAAAGGGGTCGAAAAAGACCCCTTTATTAACTTTTTCTATTCCATATTATAGTCTAAGAGACCATAAATGTCAAGAAATATTTTTTTACACCTATGCACCAGTATAAGTGATTGTAACCTCATCGGTATTTGCAATATCAGAAGGTAGAGCATGGAAATTAACCTCTACACTAATAACATCTTCTACACTGTGAGTAGGTATCTCTAACATTGCCTGTGGGCATGAGAAAGAGAGATTAGGTGCAGTAGTACCGCCAACATTGAATGTAAGTGCAAATTCGTTCTGAACAACGTTACTTGAAGCTATTAAATCTTCCATCAAGTCGGCAGAACCACGAGTATCCCCACTTAAGTAGCAAGTGAAAGAACCAGTAACACTTCTAGTACCAGAAACATGTCCTAAAGGTACATTAACAACTCCTAAGCTAGAAGGAGTAATGAAATTAATGTTGTTAGAAATTGTGATATTACCGCCTGTAAGTACTAGATTATAAGCATTGTCTTCAATAGATCCTTGACCGTCTGTAGCATTAAGTACTAACTGAGTTAGACGATTACGGATAAAGTTACTAGTGCTAGTAGCACCATGTGCTAGAGGGGTTCCTAGAGTAGGTGCGGATGATTCTATTAGTTTATTTGCCATACCTGACCATTCGATTGTAGTAATGCCTTCTAGGTCAAAGTTTAAAGTTGCTTCATTTACAACAGCTCCTTCACACTTATAGAAAACATCAGAATCACTTCCACCATCATCATTAGAAGGGAATCGGAACCAGATATTAGCAGCTCCAAACTCTAATTTATTTGAACCTTCAAAATTGATATCCATGTTGCTAGTGTCTGAGTTAATTACTGTTACTGCACTTGAAGCACCATCGTTGAAAATATTACCACTTCCTTCTGCACCATCATAGTCTTTTGCGCCTGCCATCAAAGCCCAAAGAACTTCTTCAGTTGCACGATGTTTTGTGGAAATAATGGTTGGACGAGCATAAGTTGAAAAAGACCACTCTGCAGCATTTAAGCTATCGTTGAATGCAATTCTACCTCGTCGACTGTTACCAGAAGTGTCGGACATTTCTGCAACCGTTACTTCAGTTGTGTTTGTGCCTTGAGAAAAAGAAAAACCGTCAAGTACTGGAACTTCCCAAAATTGGGAATCAAACTCAACGTAGACTTGTACCTCGCGGCTTAAAAATAAAGATTTTGCCATAGTTTATCTCCTATGTTTCTTGAAAAGACAAGGACGTGAACTTTTGTTCGTGCCTGTATTTTCTAGTATCGAACTTCTATTTGTAGTTCTCCTACGCCTAGAGGTTCTAATACACCTTCGTCAGTATCTAAACTGACTATAGTGATTTGTTGAGTGTATTGGGTCGCACCAGTACGATCCTTATACGCTAATCGAGAGTTTGTTTCCAATACAGTCTCTACATCTTCTAATAACTCGTCTAATGCTAATACTGAATCTTCATCTTGTACATAACATCTTACTGTTACAGACAGAAATCTGTCTTTATATCCGCCTCCCTGATACTCTCTACTTTCAGAGCCGGCATTTAGGTGAATTGCAGGAAACTCCTCCACTTCATCCCAAAATTTAAGTCTGGGAGATACATTTCCTGCTACATCACTAAGAAATGAGCCCGTCCCATTTATATCTTCTAGTTTTTCTACAAGAGCATTTATTATACCTAAGCGTCTCGTTGTGTATACTCTGCTCATTATACTCTCCTAGTATAGAATCTACCGATTGCAAACTGTGCTGCAAGTTCTCGAATAGATTTATCAATTAAATCGCGTGGATCTCTATCCCCATTTGACCACTCACCGCTACTACCTTCCTCAAAAACTTGGTAAGGATCTCTTCTATATGTATATCCTATACTTGGAAATCCTTGAGGAGTTTGAGCAATTTCTGTTACTTTAACACTATTTGCAAATGTGCCACTTCTATTTACAAGTCCCGGTTCTTTCATATTCTTTCTTACAGTTTCAGGAAGTTTTTGATTAAGTAAGCCCAAAAGTTCCAAAGGTTGTCTAGCTGGAGAAGTATTTGTTGCTTTTTTTCGCCTCATTCTGGCTACTGCCGGTACTGCTGCTCTACCAATTCTCTTTCTAGACTTAGACGCTTTTTTAGCTTTAGCCTTAGAGTTCCTATTTCCTGAACTAGATTTATCATTTATTTTTAAATCTTTTGCTGAAACTTTTACATTTTTTAAACCTTTAAAAGGCTCTAAAACTTCTTGCCGAGTCTTTTTAATGTACTTTTCTCTGGGAGTATCTGAACCAGAGAGATTCTCAATACCTCCAAGTTTCTTTATGGCTTTTTTAATTTGACCTTGTAGTACGCTTTTTTGCTTTTTTAACATTGCGCCTCCAGACCTATTGTCTACGGCAGCTTCTAGTTCTACAGTATAAGTATCTATTTTTGCGTCTTTAATAATGCTAACATCAATACCCAAGTCTGACATCATTTTTCTAATGTCTGGCTCTTTTAAAGCATCTCCTGTTTCTGTAAAAAGGGACTCATCTCCTATTACGTCTTCAAAAGCATCCCTGATTAAAGATTCTATAACACTCTTTCCTTCAACGTGACCCAGTTGTACTTCTCGTCCTGGAGCCTCTCTTACTTTTCCTGTCTTGGTTCGCAGTGCTTTATTTTTTACTCTTCCAGTCTTTTCGTTAGTAAACTCTTGCTGTCTCAAGTAGTTTTGTATATTAGTAAAACATACTTTTAAATGAGGTCTATATGTGTCGTATATTTTTCCATAAATAGAGTCAGGATCTCCGTATCGACTCTTCTTTTTTACAGAAGAAGTAAAGGTCATTCTTATAAAAGTTTTTCCAGAAGTTAACTTTTTTTCATCTGCCTTAACTCTCGGTAAACTCCTTTTTAACTTAGTTAGTAGCTCGTTTGCTGCTTTATTTATAAATCCTTTGTCTTTATTGCTTAAAGGTATACCTTGCGCTTCTGCTTGTATTTTTATTTGTTTTGCAAACTTTCCTGAGTTAAACCTAAAAATATGTGCACGTTTATCGGCTTGTTCTCTTCTATAGTCTTTCGAACTTTTTGTTAGTTCTGAGTCTAATTTATTTAGAAATACTAATAAATCTTTCTGAGCCATTAGAAGTTCTTATAAAGATCTAGTACTCTTTTAATATGGTCAGGGAACGCTACATTGTTTCTCTGACTTGAAGAGCTTTGATTCTGTATGCTCGCACCCGCAATAGTTTGACGCGCTTTGTGCTCGTCTTTTACATAATAAGTAATTAAATCAATAACTGCTAATTCTAAATCAGCAGGGCAATTTTGATATCCTGCATTGTAAACTACTTGCACAGCACCTGGACCATTTGCCCAGTTTCTTGCTGCGCCACTTGAAGATACTCTATAAATACTGTCGGTAGAGTAGTCTACATAGTAGTCAGTATTTTCTACAAGAGTAGTGTAACTATCTGAGAGATTCTCTCTCTCTTTTACTGAAGTTACTCCTACTAAAGGGCTTTCTGTAAGTTGTACAATATTAGATGCCCAATTAACACTTAACGTTTCGGTTTTTGCCGAAGTATGATAAGTAGTTATACCATTTCCACAATAAGTTCTTACTAATTGACTCACACGAGCGATAATAGACTCTATCTTAGAATCGTCTTTCGTAGACTGAATTCCTTCTGCTATTTTATAGTTCGATAGTGTTATTAAATTTGCCATATTCTATAAGTCCATTAGTAAAAACTTGGGGGAGGCGAACCTCCCCGAAGTTTAAAAGTAAAAGTATTACTATTAAGCAGTAACTACTCGAATAGCTGCTAGTGAACCACCTTCCAACTGAGTGAAGCCAAGAGATTGGCTAGCAACTACAGCTGTACGCTGGCCTGCAACTTCGTAATCAGATTCGATGTTAACACCACCAAGACGTGGAATAACGAATGCGTTACGGTTAACAGCAATAAGAGAAGTCTCTTTAAAGTCACTTGTTACACCTGAAGCTACTGTAACATCACCACCATCTGTAGAGTCAAGAAGATCTGAAACGATTACTGGTGAGCCGTAAACAGAACCTAACTGACCACTTAACTTAGTAGCATTTGGACCTACTTCATCAATGCTTGTGAAGTCAGAACCTGAAGTTACATCATCAATCATGCTGTAGTAAGCTGCAGTACCCATTACATACGCAACATCTGCAGGATTAATACCGTACTTACCCATGCCAGCACGAGCAGTCATAGCAGTAACAGCATTAACAGCACTACGTGCTTTGGTAGCACCATCGCCTGCTAAACCACCATGATCAGTGCTAGAAGTATTTAGTGCGTTAGAACCATCTACACCACAGTTACCTACTAGACCAACAAAGTTAGTTGTAGTACCTGCAGCTGCACTTGCATCCAAAGAACCAGTACCAAACAAGATTGCTTTGTCAACGGCACGAGCGTGAGCACGAGCTAGAGCTGATTGAATCATTGGTAGAATAGTTACAAAAGTTTGCTCATCAGTATCAGAAGGAATATAGGTTCCTGAGATTAGACGATTAGCATATGCAGTAACAGTGGCCATATCATAGCTGTTAGCAGTACCAACATTACGGTTCGTCAAATAACCACTTTCAAGACCACCAGCTGAGAAAGTAGCAGCATTAGTATCAGTAACTGTAGGAATTACAGTTGCGCCTGAGTTTACAGCAATTTCGCGGAACAAGCCAGCAATTTTTTGCTCTAGAACCATTTCTTCTTCAAAAGCTGTAGTAGAAAGAGTATCTAGTTTACCTGTATCTGAAGCATTAGCTGTGTAAGCAACACCTGCTTTAGCCATAATAGACTTAGCATAGTCAGTGTCATAACCTTTGCCAGTTACTTTACCAAGAATGTGAGCGCCAAGGAAGTCCTTACCGAACGCACTTAGATCAGAACCACGATCAGAGAAAGACTTCTTGCTATTTTGCATAGCTTCGATTTCTGCTTTCTTCTCGTCAAGTTCTTTCTGGAAAGTGCCCATGATTTCTTGTAGGTTTGCGTCTTTTTCAGCTAGTTTAGCTTCAACGTCGCCCATAAGTTTTTCAACACCTGATTCTACACCAGAGTTGATAACTGTTTTAATTGATTGTGCTTCTAAAGCTTTCGCTTCTTCTGCTTCTTGAGCTGCTTTAGCGGTGGCTTCGTCAGCTGCTTTTTGCTCGGCTTGCTTCATAGCAATCTTAGCGGCAGTGTCTTCTGCTACTTTCTTTGCAAAAGCTTCCAAGTCGATGTTTTGATTATCCATCTTGATCTCCTGATCTGCGGATTTCTCCGCGCTTTTCGGTGTGTCACTAGCTACGCTAGAAGTATTAACTTCGTCTTTAGCCAGAGACTGACCGGCTAGATCTACACGATTTGTGAAAGTTTTTTTGAATTCTTCGTACTCTTTATTTGAGTCAAAAGACTTCGCGAGCGAAAAAGTAGCTGACTGATTGCATGGTACAGATACTACCGATACCTCAAACAACTCAGCGTCCTTAATCATTAGTCCGTCGGTTTCCTTTAAGTAATCAGCGTCCTTGACTCGAAAACCAACAGAAAAGGCTCCAAGAACACCGTCTTTAACTAATTGTGCAACATTAGCAGGCGCAGCCTTACTAATTTTACATTCCAGTTCCAAGCCATCGGGACCGGCTTTCAACCCCGTAGCTCTACCAATTGGCTTGTCATAATCGTGATTAAACAAGATAATTGGATTTTTTTCAAAATTTGATAATCCACCTTTAGTCCAGGCTTCTGCTGAAATGGAATCACCCGCGCGATCAAAGTCAGCTGTACTAGCCATTCCTCGTATCATTACAGATCCATCGTCTGCTTCATGAGACTTAAATGTGGATGTAAGATTAAATAACTTATTCATCTTTACTCTCCTTTGCTTTAGCAGGCTTTACCATTTTAGGCTTAGCGGATGCTTTAGGCTTTTTTACTGCCGGTTTAGGTTTTAGCAATTTAATTTCATCTGCCATTGGACCTACTTCCAAATACTGTAACATATCTTTATATGTTCCAAATATATCATACAAATTTTTGGGTAAACAAGGAGTACTTAATCTTCCAAGTTTATTATAATCTTCTTCCGTAATCCATGTCTTATTCTTTACAAAGTATTTTGAAATTCGTAATATTGCTTGATACTTTGCTTGCTGTCTGTGTTTTCCAGGTGTCATTCTTCTTCTATTTCCTCTGGTCGACCGCCCTCTGACGGATTAGCTGCAGACCCTGCTATATTTGCAGGAACTCGTATATCTTCTGCTTCTTCTCTAGCTTCGTATCCTAATGCTTCACGAGCTTCGTTTGGAGAAATAATACCACCATTTACTAGTGATGTGTAGAATGCTGCACTATCACGTAGCTCTGGCTGTAAAGCAGGAATGTTTGTAATATCTTCTTTACACTCGAAACCAAAGTATCGAGTAGTTGCAAAATTAATTTTTCTAACTATAGGTAATATAGTCTCCAAATAGTAAAGTCGTAAATTGGGACGAATATTTGCATTATTACCTGAATCCAATAAAATTGGAGGGATTCCAAGGGCTTTTAAAATGATCTTTTCATTTTCTGTAATCGCACTTTGAAAATCTAATTCTTTAAAGTTTACTTTTGTGAGGCTATCGACTTCTAGTCCTCCATCTAGTATGAGAGGACGCTTACCTCCAGTATCTGGCTTATAACGAGTCTGCCAAGATACCATCATACGTTCTTTAATTTTCTCTGACAATGTGTTCGGAGACTTAAGTACTAAACCCGGAACTGCACCATTCTTAAAGAAATTATCTTGAAAAGCTCTCATAGAAGCCATCAAGTTCATTGTACGCATAGCGGGTCTAAGCCTTGGTACACCTCTATAAATCGAATGAAAGGAGTTATCTTTAATATGTATAATCTCAGAAGGAGTAAATGTAGTTTCGTTAAGAGTATATTTTTCTACATAAGTATCTTTATCAGCATGAATCTGTACTTTATCTGCTGGTAGATGATACATATGAGCACCATCAAAGTAAATAAAGATGTTTCCATCTAGTATAAAATCTGTAATCAAATTACGGCGAAAAGTATTAATATCCTGGAAAGGGTTAGGTTCTTTATTTAAAAGAAGCTCTACTTTTGTTCTCTTTATACCTTTTACAACACCTCGTTGAGCATTGGGTAGTACAAGAGTAGGAATCTCAGCAACATCATCTACGATCATATTCACGCCACGATTTACAATTTCTAGATCTTCGTAAGCTCTTTCGTAGCTAATAGTATTTTCTCGGCTAGACTCTACATTCCCACCATCAAGATATTGAGCAGGATTCAACTTCTCTTCGACATCAACAGGTTTTTTACTAAAAGGATTATACCAAGCCATGTTTTTCTCTTTGAATCTTTACCCAACGCATCTGCTTTGTAGCTGTAGTCAGTGCTGGATCTTTACCGTAAATTGAATGAAGTTTCAAATGATGAGTATGACACAAAGTAGCTGTGTGATCATAGAGCTCAGCATGATGCTCTTCTATAAAATCATCCCGAAGTGCTTGAATGTACTCGGGATTGTGATTGTTATCTTTTATCCATTTGTTTAACAATGGTGTGAGACTGTAAAAGTGGTGAAAGTCTAACTGCTCTGTTGCACCGCAAATCTCGCAAGAGGAACCCTTCTCGTACTTGGATTTTGCCTTATCTCGTACATACTTTACAATGTCACGTTTTAACTTAGGCATTTTCCTCTGGTTCCTTTATTTTTCATTTAAAGAATTATATCTAGTTTAAGGTAACTTGTCAATAACTATTTTTAAGCTGGTATCATTAAAAGGATACATTTGAGATTTGAAATGAGTATAATCCGTAGCGCAACGCATCTGCCATGTGAGACGCCATGTTGTGTTTAGGTTTTTCTTTCATTAGATTTGGATTTGGG